GCAATCAAGTGTGAGGTCAAATGCCAATAAGTATTATCTAACTCTACGCCGAGAATTTTCATTTTATAATAACTAAAAAATTAAAAATAAAGCATTTCTGGTGATGGTATAATATTTGTGATTTATAAATTGCTATTAGAACAAAAATAAAATTTCTCTCCCCTCTTTTTTAGAATCCAAAATATACTTTTTAAAAACACATTGTAATTTAAGGTGTTATATTTAAGGTGTATAATTGTGTAAATACTTTTATAAAATATTCATATTGGTATTTTGGTTTTTTATCTTTACCTTTAAAAATTATTGTATATAAAATATGTCAATATTTAACTGTAACAAATGTAATTTTATAACTGAAAATAAAAGAGATTACCAAAGACACATAAATACACAAAAACACAAGAAAAACATAGGTGAATTAGATAATGTAAAAACAATCCAAAAAGTATCCATAAGAGATCCGGGAGGGATCCAAAATATACCCCAAGAAGATCCAGTTGTATATGAATGCGATTACTGTGATGCTACCTTTAAACATACAACCAATAAATATAGACATCAAAAATATAGATGTAAAGCTAAACAGAGAATGGATGATAAAGATAAAAGAATAGAAGAGTTAGAGAAATTACTTAATGAAGCCATGAGTAAAATTAGTAATATTACTAATACAACAAATAATAATAATAATACCACAAACAATAACATCAATAACTCAAGAAACATCAATATTACCATCAACGCATACGGACAAGAAGATTTAACCTATATCAAAGATGGTGATTGGTTGAAGATGTTGACCAATCCTCAGGATAGTGTTGTCAAATTGTTTTTGGAAACCCATTTCAATCCAGAACACCCAGAAAACTCCAATATTCGTTTACGAAACAGAAATTCTAAATTTTTAGAAGTACACGATGGTGATAATTGGAAGAACAAACGGAAGAAAAAGGTGTTATCTGAGGCATCCGATGATAAACTCGATGTTCTTGATTCAAAATTTGATACATTACAAGATACAATGTCACAACGCCAACGCGAAAGTCATGCTGCGTATCACGATGATGTCTATTACGATCAGAAAAAGGATATTGTTGACGAAATAGAGGGTGTTTTGTTGGATAATAAGTAAATTTTACTTTGATGAAAGTAAAATTTTTTAGGTTTTTATGAATATTTGATTAAATTACGGAAGAGTAACTCCTGGTGGTGCTCTAATAAGAACACCAAAAGCAACTTTACCGTTATTACCAAGTGCTGCAGATGAAGCTGAAACACAAATAGAATTATCAGTGGAAGTAAATGCAAATTCTGTTTTTGTTGTGCCTCCTGTATCGTATGCTAATGCAGTTGAATTTGCTAATTCGGCACCATTTGTTAATTCGTCTGCTGGAATACTCCCCACAGCACATTCAGCAGCAGTACCTGTTTCAAACTTCAAAGCTCCAAGATTTAAGGTTGATACAGTTAATACTTGCATAAATGTATCGACAACAACAGCTCCTACAGGTAAACCAGTAGCCAGTAATGCTATAGAATCATCGTTAGCGTGGGTGGCTGCTGCAAGAGTTTCAACCGTTTGGTAATACCATTTTTCTTGACCTGCTGCATGTGTAATGCTTACCACGCTGACATCTCTATCACTGTTCAGAATATTCAATTTATCAACATCGATAGATTCATCACGGAACGAGATATAACCCGTAATAGCAAAGCATGCAACGAAAAGTGCAACAAGTGCGAGAAGATGTGCGGTAACGTGGAATCCATATCCAGCAACTTTATAGTCAAAAAGATCTGCCATTTTTATGGTAGGAAATAAAAATTTTTTTTATTTTTCATTAGAATTTAATGAAAAATTGATTTGATATATGATTTGATAATGTAGATTAAAATTTATGCAAATCCAACAGTTAATGTTCCACCAGTTGTTTTGATCAGACCCTTGACATAAGTTACTGCACCAACTTGCGCTACGCGATGATATATATAAAGATATGAACCAGCAAGTATTTTAGTATTTGCTGCAGATGGTGTTAAAGTCATATCAATACTGTTGTCATCACCAGGAGCAGTGTCAGTGTAAGTTTCGTTTCCGTCACCAGAAACAAGTAAATTAAAACCAGAGGCATCAAGACGTTGTGCCGCAGACAATGTAAAAGTTAATACCGCAGCAACAGCGGTTAACGTATTTCCTCCAAAGATAATTAGATGCGCACTTCCTGCAACAGCTGCAGCAAATGGATTGTTTGCTCCAATATCACAAGCAGTTCCAAAATCTCCAGTTAAAAATTGTGGCGTTGCAGCTGTTGCAAAACCATCAGCACCAGCTAAAGCACCAGCTCCGGCAGCAGTAAGCGTAGCTGTTTGTGAATCAAGTCCAGAAACTAAAATTTTGCTTGATTCTGCAGCAGTCAAAGAAGTTTTTCTAGAAAAATAATAAAATAAATCTTCTGCCTTATTAATATCTACATTTGCTAAACCAGTAGTATTAAGAGAAGGTGTACCATCAGCAATTGTTCCCATAAATATTCGATTAATATTAGGAGGATGTGTTTTAACAACGGGTCCAGTGACACTCACAACACCACTAATAGTAGCATCACTAATAGTAGCATCACCACTCACATCCAAAGATTTAGCAGTCACGTTATCAACCTTGATGTCATCATCAGCATCTTGGTCTTTATCCAAAGCTTTAACTGGGATAGATTCATCACGGAACGTGATGTAACCCGTAATAGCAAAGCATGCCACGAAAAGTGCTGCGAGTGCAAGAAGATGTGCGGTAACGTGGAAACCATATCCAGCAACTTTATAGTCAAAAAGATCTGCCATTTTTATGCCAGGAAATAAATTAAATTTTACTTATTGAAAGTAAAATTTTTTGAGATAAAATTTGATATTTGAGATAAAATTTGATATATATGATATAGATAAGAAACTAAATTAACCAAATTAAGGAGAAAGTTGTAAGTAAGAAAGTTGGTAATCTGTATCAACTGCAGGGATTGCAAGAGCAATACCAACTCTTTGTGATGAATTTGGTGTTAACATTCTGAAAGAATGAATGCTAAAATCACCAGCACCATCAATTTCTGCTCCTAGAGTAGGTTCACATAAAGATTGCGATAACTGAATATGGTAATTATTTGCGTTTGTAAGACCACCTGTTAAAGCACCATCCACAGCACCTGTAATAACTGCTGTTATCTCCGCTTGGGCAGAACCATCTGCTCCTGCGGCACTAACGGTACCATCTACAGATACAGAAACAATATCTCCAACCTTTGGTAAAAATGTCAAGTCAGATTTCAAAAATGAATAAATAAGAGTAGTAGAAGTTTCTGCTGAAGCAGTCGTTACTGCAGCCGTTGCACCAGAGAAATCAGCAGCACCAGTACCACCTTGAGACACAATCACGTCACCAGAAGTGACGGCACTGTCTGCGAAATCCATAGCTTCAAGAACAGCTCCTTTGACACGAGTTCCACTGATTATATCTTTACCAACTGTATTTTCAATAGCGCCAGATTGAGTTGTAGAAGCATAAATATCTTCACCAACAACAGGGACACATGTATCGACTAATAAAGAAGCTTCACCCCAAGTTTGGATCCATCCATAAGCATTATCGGCAATATCCGCACGAGGCGCACCAAGGACACGCGCTGTGGGTGTAGCAGGAACAGGAATACAGTCAAAGTAAGAGTTTGCTTTAAGACCAACTAGTGTAGTTCCATTAGTAAACGCTTGTGTAAGTCCTTCTGAAAGTGTAACAACAAAAGCTGTAGAGGCATCTGCTGCTGGGTGAGATTTAACGCGATAAACTTGACCTTCACCAAGATTAGCCCCATCGTTTACATACAAAGAACCTCCAGCATATTGATCAGCTGTAACTGCAGTAGCACCTGGTGTTACTGTAACTGTAGTAGCACCAATAGCTGTAGTTGCAACTGCAAGATCCATATCGTGATTTGCAATAGCTGCACTTTCTTGTACCATCTGTCCAGCTGCCAAAGCTCCATTTGCAAAAGCATATCTAAATACATTACCGTCTGGCAATTGCATTCTTGTTCCTACATCATATAATTTTGTTGTACCAGTAACTTTTTCATCACCATAATTTCCAAAGAGTGTGGTTGATCTAATAATTAAATCACCACCAACAGTAGTAGCATCACTCAAAGTAGCATTACCACTCACATCCAAAGATTTAGCAGTCACGTTATCAACCTTGATGTCATCATCAGCATCTTGGTCTTTATCCAAAGCTTTAACTGGGATAGATTCATCACGGAACGTGATGTAACCCGTAATAGCAAAGCATGCCACGAAAAGTGCCGCAATCGCAATCAAATGTGAGGTCAAATGCCATCCGGCACCGCCAACTCTTAAATCAAAAAGATCTGCCATTTTTATGTGATAATAAAAAAATTTTTTTTATTTAAAATGGAAAAAATTGAAAAATTTGTATCAAAGCAAGAAAACATTGTTTCGATTATCGCGGTGATCAACATTGTATGTGAGTACTCCGAGAAGGAAGTAAAATCAGGTGAAGAAAGATTACATTACGCTGTTCGTATGTTTCACGTTTTTGCTAAAGAATTATATAAAAGAGAGAAAATATCACAAGAACTCTATGAAGAATGTGAAAAACTCACAGAAGATCAAGTTGAAAAATACATTAATGATGTTATTAGTATTTGGAACAGGTCAGTTTCCCTGTTGAAGAAACTAAAACGATTCCTCAGAAACGTTAAATGTTGTAAAAAGTAAATTAAGATACCTTAAAAAGTATTATGTTGTGTTCAGAGTGTAAACAACCTGGACATAACATAAGAACCTGCCCTCAACGCGATGAATGCCCTGTGTGTTACGATAATCTTACGAATACCAATGTTAGCATCACAAAATGCGGACATAAATTTTGCACCTCTTGTCTTTTAAAATCTGCCAACCGCAATGGCGAATGCCCACTTTGTAGAGAAAAATTATGCGAAAACATCATTTCAAAAACCTTTATTAACAACAAAGAACATATCATAAAACGCTCTCTTGATGATTTCAATATCGTTTCAAGATTTCCAGATATGGTAGATGATGAAAAATTTAAATTCAAAATTGTAGAAGATTTTGTGTATTTTTCTCACCTTATTCTTCATTATTCTCTTGAAGAACTCAATTCATAATTTCATTTTGACTTAAAATGAAATTCTATAAAATGTCTTTTTTAAACAAATCTATAGAAGATTCATTAAAATTAATAAACACAAGTGACAGTACACCGGTCGCACAACCACCTAAACGCAAACGAGGGAGACCAAGGAAGAAGATAGCAAACACATCTCCGGTTCGTGTTCCTCAAATGTCACCTGTTGATAAATTTAGTCCTTTTCGTACGACATCAAGACCTTCTTCTCCTATTGCTCTCCAACGCACACCAGAATCAAAAGAACAAATCGTTCCTCCTGTAACACCTAAAGCAATGGATGAAGACGAGGATGCCGATGCCGAGGATGAAACACTTGAATTGAAAGAAACAAAAGATATTACATCTATATTGAAATCAAAGTATTTTCAAGTCGTCAGATATATTGAAAACGATGGAATTTTACTTTACGCCGTAACCTATGATCCCAACGGTCAAGTTGTTTATGTGGAACTTGACAGTAACGAAACATCGTCTGTAAATGGTTACCAAGTCACTGATTTGCCAAGAAAGGAATATATAGAATATCCATTCCCAATCAAAGAATACTACAAGAACAAGATTAACGGTCAATTGTACGGAGTAGTACTTACAAGGGGTGAAAATATCTGTTTATTAACAAAGACAAACAATGGGGATGTTATAGAAACATATTATGGTAACGATGAAGAATCTGAAAAAATAGATTGTTATTGTGTTTATAGATTTTCCGATATTGAAGAAGATCTTGAGAATAGTTTACAATCTATCGGTTATACTTACGAAATGATACAACAACATCAATTGATGTCAAACAAGGAAGTGTTCAAATCAGCAATGGATGAGATTAACAAAGTGTATATTTATTCACAGGAATTTGATAAGATTTATAAGAAATTTACACAAAATATTCTAGACGATTGGTCAAGATTTTCTAATATATCTATCGACTATATAGATAAACTGTTAGATGAAGGTCTATCTGAAGAAGAAACTAATAAATTCAATCATATTTCAAATAATCTTTTTGCACGCTTTCAAGCCTTTAACAATATTACAAAGACCGTATCAGATCTCAGAATGATACCATCTGCTCTTCTACCCATTAAAACCAGATTGAAAGAGGCTATTGAATTGTTTGAAAAAGATAATTCCAAGATGGCATCAAAGATTCTAGATACATCAGAGATTGACGTATCACTTTAACATTTCAATAGAGTCAATAAGACTATCCTTCGACGTAAAGTCCACAGTAAATCCTCGCAATCTAAGTTCTTTGCCTATTTCTCTAAGTTTTCCATGATTATAACCTCCACTTGTTCTTGTTTGTCTCCCTCTAGATATTTCTAATTTACCAAAATCAATAGCAAGATCATCAATGCTTTTAGATTGTGGTGGAGATACTGATACTTCTTGCTCTTCGACTGGTAGAATAACATCTTGTCGTGTAATAATTGTATCATAATCAGGGAATACAATCTTACCTTGATTGGTAGGTTTCACAAAAGGGAAAAAATCATAACTCGTCATTTTTGATTTTATATAAAATCAAAAATTATTCATTTTAGTAATTTATGTATAGGTATAATGGATTGATATATCTGTTCTAAAAAATGATTATCAAACTTTTCTATTTCTGTTCTCTTGAACTCTTTGCTTGCTTCTTTGATAATATTGTCTGGATGTGTATCCATTTTAAAACTGAATTTATTTAGTATTTTAACAATTAAAAATGTCTATCGTACCTGACATCAGAACAATCAGACAGAGTGTCTCGACACTCCAGACAGGAAATCCCGACAATATGTTCTTAACGGAAGATTTTATAGACTATCTTTTCTCTATTAATGTAGAAGGCAAAGGTATCATTAAGAATAACATTGAAGGAAGATTTGAACTACTCGAACTATCCCAACTCGTTGGTAAAGAAGGAGAGTCGTATGTTAAAGAACTTATTGAAGAAAACAAAACATTGCCATTATCTGAGATATTGAGAAAATCGAACATGTTTATCAAAGCAAGAAGAAGATTTTTTATGGATACAACTGTTGAACTCAAAGAGAAGAAGAAGATTGCTTCTATTGTTAAATGTCCTAAATGTCATTCTAACGAGGTAGAGACAAAAACTGTTCAAATCAGAGCAGGCGATGAAGCATCTACAGACAAAAATATATGCAGAAAATGTAATTACAAATTTTCTATTAATTAAAATGAAACCTGAATTATTTGGACTTATATTCGGTTTGGTTGCTTTAGAAACAACCGGACAATATTTAGCAAGAAAGTACACTGATAATAAAGACAAATTATGGTTGTTTATGGTTGCCGTATTAGCTTATTTTCTAATTTTATATACTTTAACAAAGACTTATAATTATGAAAACATAGGTTTTGTCAATGCTCTTTGGAGTGGTCTTGCGTTAGTATCTGTTGCTATGGTGGGTTACTTCTTTTTCGACGAAAGGTTTAATACACAGGAGTATGTTGCTATTGGTTTAATTTTAGCTGGTACCATATTGTTGGGCATACAAAAATGAATTTTATATATCACAAAAGATATATAAAATGACCGAATGGAATTATTCGTTGTATAATGATAGAATATCAAAACAACTTAGATTTCCCTACAATTATGACGATAATCTAATTGTATGTCGCCAAATTAATAATACTCGTCAATTTGGTATTTTTAAATCGTATACTTACTTTCAACGTTATCAGAATGAAATACCAGATGACGAAAGATGCTTTTATGAAGTCATTCTTGGCAAGAAAACAAGAAAACCTTACTTTGATATTGATATTGATACAGAGTATTATAAGGATATGACCCAGGAAAAGGCAGACGATATGATTGAAATCCTTATTGAGAACATCAAAGATATCTTATATATGTACACTCCAAGGATTTTAGTCTTTACATCTCATAGACCTAACAAGCTGAGTTATCACGTTGTTATAGATGGCGTGTGTTTTTCGGATAATGAAGATTCTAAATACTTTGCTGATAAAGTTCTAACTGTTCAAATGAAAGATTTTGTAGATGGTCGAGTGTATAACACAGTACAACAGATGAGAATTTATGGAAGTTCTAAACAAGGAAAAGATAATAAGAAAATTTTGAATTTTGGTCTTAGTGATAACTTTTTCATTCCACAAGATATCAAACTGAATGAATTTAAACGAGAAAACTATATACTTCAATCATCTCTAGTTACATTTACACAAAATTGTGAACATCATAAATTTGACCAAAGAAAAAGAAAACGTAAAAATATATCAAAAGGCAACGCAAATGAACAAGATGTTGAAGATGCTATGAAACTACTCGATACTAAATACAAGAACTTCACAGCACGCCAAATCCGAGAACTAAACGGTAATGTTCTTGTAGAATTGGTTAGTGAAGATTCATATTTATGTAAAATTCATAATCGAGTACATGAAAATGAAAATGCCTATATTACAATACAAGGTGCATTTAGAAACGTATGGTTTGACTGCCGTAGAATAGAAATGCACGAAAAGAAACTTGCTCCTCAACTTATCGGATCACTTGGAATGCCAAAAGTTAAACCTCCTTCTCCCAACACCTATAAATTTGTTATTGAAAACTGAAAAATATATTATTTATAACTGAAAAAAGCATCATGGATAATCTAGAATGTTCGCGTTCAGTTCGTTTTCAAAGCATAAAAGGAAAAGAAGTTGGTATTTCCATACCAAAACCAAACTTAACTGCTCCTTCTCGTAAAGAACGAACAGTGACGACTGGGAAGAAAATCGGTTCACTAAATACGGAATTTCTAGGCAATATTGCCACAAAAGTTCCATCAAAACCAAACTATTCCGATAAAGAACTGTACAAGTATCTACACGAATTACTTTCTACATTTGTAGAGAAAGACAAGATTTCCGCAATACTTAATAAAGAAACTATGAAGATGTGGAAATGTTGTTTCACGCATATTACTTATGACCCTGAATATAATTATGAAACCTTGGAATCTGTTGGAGATAAAGTCCTATCTTATACATTTAAAACTATGTTATTTCAAAAATTTTCCGATATTACTGCATCTGAACTTAACAATCTTGATCAACATTATATGTCTACTCATCTTCAATCTATTATGTCAGCAAAAATGGGATTAACAAACTGGCTTCGTGTTAGCGGCGAAGTTCCGAAAACATCAGAAAAAATACGTGAAGATGTGTATGAAGCTTTCTTTGGTGCTATTGATACTATCCTTATCAAAAAATATGGTCTTGGATATGGTGTTAAGATTTGTATGAACTTTATGGAAAAAATATTTGATATTGATTTTAACAGAGATATCGAACCAGCAAAAACATTCGTTTTCCAAATTTTTGAACGATTAGGCGATAGAGGGGGTATTGTCTCAAAAACAGAACAAATATTTAGAGATGATAATACATCCGCGTGGAAATCAACCGCGACTATAAATGAAGAAGGACTTGAGTTATTGAGGGAAGCAGGTAAAGATATCGGAAAGACCCCAAAGGCATGGAGTGCAACTAAAATGACAAAGAAACCAGTAGAACAAGCTGTATTTTCAGAGGTGATGTATTATTTACTAGAAAGAGGCATAACAACAAAATGGGTTCAAAGCATAAAACGAGATACTGTCATCGATACGCAAGTAGGTAGACAAAACTATGAAGATATTTTGACTAAGGCACGCACTATTAATCCTAAAATTTATAAAGTTGAAGTTATCGAGGCCTATAAAAGCAAACCAGCAAAAACAGTATATCAAATTATTGGTTTTACAGATACTAAGAAAAGTGTACTTGAAACCATTTCATCTTACCAAGATAAATTAGAAGGATATGCTTCTGTAATTGAGAAATTCCTTAGAAGGTAGGTACATCTGACTGTTTTGTGAAACCATTCTCATATAACGATTTCTTCCCATAGGGAATAAATTGACTATAATTCAAATTAACGTAAAAATTGTTTACTTGTGTAATTTGTTTGTTTATTTTTACATTATCTTTGAGTGTTGATGTTTCAACAATCTCTAATTGATTTACATTCTCTTCCTCGTTCTCTGATGACATACTATTTGGATAAAAGTATTGATAGGGTATAAATTTCCCTAATGCGGGGACAGGTACAGGTTTGGTTTGATATGTGTCACTAGAAGAAATATTTTGATTTTTATAATTTATAAATTCAGGAGGAGTATAGTAGTAAGTAGGAGTACCGCCTTCAACAGTTTGATTATTCATGGACTTATAGCTCATATAGTTTAATCCCGGTATTTGCAACGACTTGAAAAACGTTAAATCTGTAAATGTACTATCTTGGGTTGTTTTTATGTCATTGAAAACAGAACCGCTGAAATTCTGACTTATTGTAAACGGATTTTTTAACTTCTCAGAACCGTATTCTATCAAGGTTTTACCTTGACAATAACCTAAATTTTCATTAAATGAACATTTAGGATCGTTATTACAATCATCTATATTTGTTTTATTAGTAGATGTATCTGTTTCTGATTGAGGGTATTTCGCATAACAATATTCTGTCTGTTGTTGAAATGTTCCACCGTATACAATTTGTTGTGGACTAAGACCATGTCGGAGTACACTATTGTTGGATAAATTCATAGGTTCGGTTATACTTGGAAATTTTAAAACATCATCTTTATATAATTCTTTGGGTGCTGGTTGTAAAATATCCCAATCGGTCACATTATCTTGAAGTTTTATCTTACCCTTGGTTGCATTTGGATTGTGGTATTCTATGTTCATAATGACCCGACCATAAGTTATAGGCAACACCCACCATTCTTGGACATCAAAATCTGAATCTATATCTGCTAGTAAAGTTGCTTCGTCTGTGATTTCCAGAATATCTACACTGTTTGATTCTATCGCCCCATTTGAACTTGTAGTAATATTAACATTAGCAACATAATTGTTTCCACTGTATAACCTATATTGTCTACGAAAATCAGCATACGTTGCTGTCAATTCTAATGGTTTACCTTTATTATCGTAAAGTTTAAATCCGTTTGTACTTGTTTTTGATGAGATAGCTTCGTATTTGGTGTTCGATATATCACTAACCGTGGGAAATAATTTACTTAAATTTGATTTACTAATATCAATTGTATTGTTTGTGGAACCATTTTGTACAGGAAATCCAACAACAGCTGACGTGGCATTATAGAAATTCTCCAATCCATATAATGAATTGCATACTGGACTACTAAAGAAAATGATAACCGGAACTTTTGTTGTCCCCACTTCAATTTCAAATGTTTGTGTAGTAGCATTAAGTTGTGATAATATTTTACTTATTATGCTATCTGACAATTCAACATCAGGTTGAGCACATAATGTACTATTAGATATAGTACCTATAGTACATTGAGATGTTGTTGTGGTTATAGTACATTTAGTGGTGGTGGTAGGGGTATTTTGACTTGGTAAACTATAAATAAATTGTTGAGATGCAGTAGGTGTCAATGAACTGATAACATTTTTTGGTGGTGTTATTATGCCATACCCTATTCCAGGAGAACTTATATTATCAATTACTATAGTTCCTTTATTATTAAAGTAACTTGTTCGAAACATATAAGTATTATCATACGTTCCTTGTACTACAAATTCTACATTTCCATCTATGTATGTATCACCGACACTTCTACTTGATATGGTTCGATTATCAGAATTTTCATTATAAAGATAATAATTTTGACAAGTTTGACCTCCCAATTTGATACCATCTATAACATTTCCTTCAGCAAATTTTCGTGTTATACCTCGTGTATGCCCCGGTGGCACACTCCCAAGGGTTCCGCTGTTTATTGCTACTGCTTTCACTAATGGTGTTGTTCCATTTTGTATAACTTTTCCGCATATTTGAGAACATTTACCAAACGATGGATCATTCCGTAGCAAATGCCAATTGGCGTTTGGATTTTTTGCTATCTTATAAATTTCTATAGCATCTGCTACAACATCGCCACCATTAGCTGCAATAGCTGCTCCTTCCATAATATCTCCTGCTATCTGAAATATCTTATTATCAGGTTGTTTGACAAGATTGTTGTAATTTGGATCGATAATTTCCGTCCCTTCTGCTATGTTGTTTGATAACATAGGAACAACAACAGAATTTTTATTGTTAAATGTATTACCTCCGTCCGTAGAAACATCACGACAATAATTACACCACATATCTTTACCGCTGGGTATAGTATATGGAGACAATTCTAAAGGGGGTATTAATAACCATACATTAGTTGCGTTTACATCTTTACTATTAACTTTTCGCAAAACAAGTCCTTCTACTACACCACTTAAATAACCAGGAGTGGTAGAGTTGCTATTATTGGTAGGAGGAGCATAATAATCTACATATAGTCCTCCGTTTTCATAATTAAGATTTCTATATATAATCGAACTTACAATACCATTTTCATCTGGAGTCATTTTACCATCTGTTGCTGAAAACCGAGATACTTTAAATTTCTGTTTATCAACATATGTAAGCAAATGCTGTGTATTCGTATTATCTCCTACATCGTAGGATGAATTAAATATAGCACATGGTTGGAGACTTAAACCAGATTTTATAATATTACTAGTTTCTTCTATGATATCAACTTCAGAACTATACGAGTATACGGTATTTTTAACGTTCGATGTTAACATTGTAAATCCCGCACCTGTAAGCACTGTACCAGGGATCTTATAAGTTATACCATAGTCGAAATCGATTTGAATTCTTCTTTCCATCTCTAATGTATTACTCGTGTTTGTAGGATCCTGACCTTCTAGCGCATTAGGGTCGTACCATTGTAAATTGGTTGATACTGATAATTCTCCTCGCGAAGCATACGTAAACGAATATTTGAATCCCCATGTCCCTGTAAAAGTTAAATAATATTTATTAGTACCATCAGGGTACTTTGTAATGGAAATATTGGGATAATATCCAATACTATCAGCAGACAGACACATTATCTGATTATCAAATAAATCCAAACCATCTTCTTTAGTATTATTAAGAATGTTAATAGATTGTGGTACATTGTTAAAATTGAAAGTTATATATTCTATACTTGTATTATTTTCACATAACGTTAAAGATGGTTTAATGTATAACGAGTTTAACGTTGGAGCATAAACACGGTCACCATTATTGTCTGTGCATATTTGATTCGTCCCTATTGTTGCTTGACATAATTCTACTATCTTGGTTCCTGCTAATTGGTCTACATCGTAACAGGAAGTTGTTTCTAGTGGGGTTTGTTGAAAAGTATAATCTTCACAATTACTTGAATATTCTGATGGTGTACCCAATAAAGTTTCGTTTATTAGTGTAGAACTTTTGAAATCTGGATAATACGATTCTATTGAATCATTTACTTTTTTCTGTGCGCATATTGCTGTATAAAAATAAGGTTCTCCGTAATTATAAAGACCTTTACTTTCTGTCTCGTATGGAGAAGGTTGGGTAAAACCTCCATCGCCTTTTGTTGTAGCAGTACATTTCGTTTGATTAGTGTCAGGATTGTATTTACAAAATCCAGAACTACATGTAATATTTGCATAACATGTTTCTCCTATACCAAGACTACCTACACTCAATTCTTTCCAACTATCTTTCAATGTATAATAATCTCCATTGGGTAAAAAATATTTTCCCTCTTGCCCGGCAGCAATTCGTGGAAGATTTACTTCATAATATTTGTTAACATTCAAATATATAAATGCGACGAATAAACCTATGAGAAGTAAGATTAAAACTAAAAAAATAATCATGATTTTAAATTAAAAAAAAATGTCTTCACAAATACTTATCGAAAGTTTTTGTTACGGTAATATTGAATTGTTTCTTAAAGGTAAAAAGATAAACTACAATGACGAAGATTTGTTGATGCGTCTGCGAGAAAACATAGCTAAATGTATACCAAACAGAGAGATTGAGACATTATGGTCTATAATGCATAATATTCAAAATAATATAGATGTGAGAACTAAAAATTTCTTTGAATTCGTTAGATTTTTGTTTGATATATTTGATAAGAACTATATTTCAGATTATACAAAGGTAAGTTTTGATAATATACTTACTCTTAAATGTTTTCTTCTAAACGATATCAATTATATTATAGATGCATATTCTATTTCCAAAGCTACCGTAGATACCGATATAATACAGTATTATACGGAAAATTTCAGGAAGGAACTTGAATATATCAACAATTTTAGAATCATAACAACTTTCAATATCCCTAGCAATTATTGGGTTCCTGAATGGACGATAAATTACAATCAAAATATAATTAAGACATCTAATATAGACATATTTTTAGATCATACTATAATATACCCAAATATAAACTATGCATCAAATATGAATGATATTCTAGAAAAAATAGCGTCTAGATTAAGGTTTTTAAAAGAACATTGTAAAGATTATTACAATATTTTAGAAGAACATATGTACGATTTTACATCGCATGTCTTTTTATACTACCCTTATTATGAGATAGCAAAATATTACGAGTGTTTTGTCGAATTATCAGACAAGACATTTATACCAAATGATATACCCAGAGAAGATTTTCACGGACTTGCTGTGATTCTCTATGTTATTCCATTATCTCTTTCTTCGTATATACTCGGATTTCCGTGTATTTCGATGGGTAGTCTATCATCAAAATTAACGAATAGATTTGCCAAAGAAATTATAAGCAACAAGGAAAAGTATTTCCATAATATAGAAGAAAAGAATAAGAAAATTATGGAAACTAGTATGTTTGTAGATAACTGCGCCAATGGGGTAGAAGACTCGGATGTTATAAATTTACTGTATAAACCTATTAAATCATACAATAGTGATGATATTACAACTATCATGTCAAATGGTGTATATTTTTCGTTCACATATCCGGAATACGATAATATTTGGACCAATGGATATAATCCTTATAACCGCGAAAAGGTACCGGAAAATTTTATCAAACATATTAAATCGTATACAGATAGCAAAAATAATATTATAAGAGACTGTAGTTATAGAGGATTGGCAATTAAATTAGAAGGAACGATGGAAGAAAATTTTGACGAATTGGTACAAAACATACAAATATTCAAACCAACTATGTATGAAAACGATAGATATTTTGAAAGAGATTCTCTTATTAATAGCATTTTTAATTCTCTATTTACATGAAACTTCTAAATTTGATAAACACATAACTCAAAATAACTATGATTGCAACTTGTATGTAAGAGAAATATACCCACTTTTTACTCCTGTTTAACATTCTAAGTTCGTCATCTTCAAGTTTAGGCGTATCATTTTTTACGTCATTTACGTAATTATTGAAATCCACTGCAGCTGTAATACCAACAGCCAACGAATACATCAATAACAACAAAGATAAATAAGACACATACATTTTCTTAATATTCGTAGCGAATGTTGCTATGGCAACAGAAAATGCCGCGACTAAAATCATCTGACGTTGTGATAAAAGTAAGAAATTTAGTTGTGTCGAAAGTTGTTCGAATAACGCCTGTACCATTTTATAATCTATAATTATTTACAATTTAAATAATTATATTTTGATTTTAAAAATGATTTTTTTAAATATAATTTTTGAACTAAAATGACTGAATCTTATTCAGATCTACAACAAATATTCCAGAATCACACAAAAACAAAGGTATTTACCTGTTATGATTCATTAAATGAAAAATCTCATGAAATTGATAAGAGAGATGTGGTTCTCTTTTATAAATATTACTGTGATACTTATTTTTCAAAAGACTTCGCAAGTTGGGATGAATTACCTATTTTGGGTATTTCTGAAAAAGTAGAGAAAAATATCCCAGTAATTGGAGATTTTATTCTAAGATACAGTACCGAACCAAATGATATATATAGTACTACATGTATTAACGAAATAATAAAAATATACCAGGAAACTATCAAAAGAAAATTTGAATTGTCAGATAATCATTCAGAAACAACGTGTGTGTATCTTAAATCTAAATCTTGGTATGAAGATGGAAATACGTGTACAAGACTTAGATTTCATTTCCCATATTGTAGAGTTAAGAAGGATGTTGTTAATAGTGTTATCAATCCTACAATCGTAAATATGCTAAATAATAGTTTTGTGACATCTTCTTTTAATAAAAATATCAAAGGTGGATGGAGTGAATCTTTGAAAGATATAGGTAATTATGTTCCGCTTTATGGTTCTACAGATAAACCTAAACAGATCCCACCATTGATGTTTGTGGGAGTATTTGGGGAAGAGGATATCAACGGTGTTTGTTTGCAACTTGAACTTGAAAACACGTTTAATCACGAAAAACATAGTTTTCTTGTTAAAGATAAATGTGAAATAGATGATGCCGAAATAATAAACGAAGATTGTGATATAGAAGATGATTATGCATTTTCATGTTATACACTTCCTATGTTCTTGTCTATATACTTTCATACTTCTACATGTCAACTTAAGGATGATGAAATACACAGCGAGACATCTTCTGTTATCATCGAAGAAGACGATGACGTAATTGAAGATATAAAAACAGAACTTGATTTGTGTAACGAACTTGTTAAGTATTTGACTCCAAAACGTTTTAATGTCAAGAGTTACTTTTTAGATATAGGTAGAGCTTATTATAACGCAACAGAAGGTAGTTATAAAGGTCTATTTGAGTGGTCTAAAGTAGCGTCAAAGTCTAAAGTTTTCGATAAAAATTTCTGTGATCAACATTATGATTCATTTGAAAACGACAAAGTGACCGTAAGAACACTTGGGTGGTACTTTAGAACAGATAATCGTAAGAAATATGATAATTGGCATAGAAACTGGTGTTATTCTACCTTATACGATTCAAGGGAAAGTGAACATACTGTTGTAGGCGAGGCATTCTATAAATGTTTCTGGACTAGATATATGTATACAGGTAAAATGTGGTACGAGTTCAGAAGGAATCGTTTAGTTGGTATTGAGGAACAAAAGATAGAAAAAACAATTACAAATGAATTTATACCTTGTTTTGACAATCTTTCATATCAACTTCAAGGCGAGATTCAAAAACTTAACACGCGAATGAAGATTGGTAGTAAGACACATCAATCTGCGGTGGGAAAACTACAAGAAGAGATTCAAAAGATTCAAAAACTTATTCAACGTCTTCGCAATATTCCCTTCAGAGGATGTATTTTGAAATCTATTAGAACATTCTTCTATTATGAAAACATTCATAAAGTTTTGGATAAAAATCCTGATATTCTCGGTTGTTCTAATTGTGTTATTGAATTAACAGAAGAAAAGGCAATAAAACGTGACGGTAAACCCGAAGATTTCATTACAAAGAAGATTGGCGTACCTTACATGACAAATTATTCATTTGATCATCCAGACGTAAAGGATATTATAAAATACCTTACTCAAGTGTTCCCGATTAAGGAAATAAGAGAATATATGTACAAGGATCTTGCTTCCATGTTGTATAGGAGAAACTCAGAGAAACTGTTCAGAGTTTGGATTGGTGATACAAACGGTTCTAAATCCATCTTACAGAAGATGATGAGACGTTGGTTGGGTGATTACTATTGTGATGTTCCTCAAGAAGTGTATAGTGGTAAGAAGTTTGGTTCAAGTGGACCTTCGCCTGAAATGGCGCAATTGGATAATGCTGCTGTTGGATTTACAGCAGAACCTGATGATAGTGAACCACTAAAGGGAGCAAAGATTAAAGGATTGACTGGTGGCGATAGTTTCTTTGCTAGAGGTTGCGGCGTTGATGGTGGATCTATTGAAACAACACTTAAAATGATCATGGTATTGAATGTTGTACCTGATATTACTGGTATGGACGAAGCTACCAAGAATAGATTTATGATGATTCCATTTGAAGGGCGTTGGTTAAAATCCGAAGAAGAAGATAAAACTCCAATTGCTGAGACGTTCGAGGAACAAGTTAGAACCAAAACATATCGTATGGATCCGCGTTTTGAAGAACATATCCCAAGACTAGCATCTGCTCTTAATTGGTTGTGTATTCAGAATTACGGAAAGTATCTTCGCGAAGGTCTTAAGAGACCCTCTTATATCAGGAAATTTATGGAAGAATACTGGTCTAAGAACGATCCATTCAGTGCCTTTATAGATGAAAATTTGGAGATTCCAAAGAAAGAAGACGGTCTTGTTGATGATAAAAAGTATATTACAGCAACAGATATTTATCCGTTATATCGTTCTTGGTTCAAACAAAACTATCCAAAATTTTCTGCAGTTGAGAAAAGGAAATTTACACCATTTATGTGTGCACCAGATAGACTTGGTAAACAAAAAGGCAGAAGATGGTATGGTTATACTATTAGAGATATCCAAAAGGAGTAATTTTAAAATTTTTTTTAAAATTACCTATATCCTCGTCTATTATAATTTTGTTGATATCTTGGTCTATCAGAATTTTGTTGCATTTCTTTAACACCCATATATGCACCCGTTCCCCCAATTCCTAGTATAACAATACCTATCATCACGATTACCACTATTATCACTACACCTATGATAGCAAACATAAGGGGTGATCCTTGCATAACTTTAGCGGTTTGTGAATTGGTTTGATCATTAGCCAATGTGGTTCTAGATGCATTGTTCAATATACACTGAGATTTTGATATATTTCCTGTAGAATCAATGCTAACGTTTCCGCCTACTCTGGATCCTAATATTTCTATATTGATACCATCTACTTGACTTTTAGAGTTATTTTGACAAGTACTATTCATAATATTTGAGACTCTATTAGCGGTACTTTCATTTGACGATTCAGTTGTAGAACTATTTTGACTTGAAAACCATGTCAGTGGTGATGCTGACTGCATGGTTTCTCCTAATTGTTTATTTTTCTGTGTATTTTGTATACTATTAGACAATGCTGCTTTTAGAACACACGAAGAACCAAGTATATTACACACAGCACTTACTGAGACGTTACCTTCAATATCACTGTCTATTATCTGTATATTGCTATTGCTTATATCACTATCACATGCTGTTATACAACTTTCATTTGATACATTATTAATTTGATTTCTAATAGATTGTGTACTAGCCAGAGATTCTGACGAAGATTGATTACCCATTTTTAAAGAAAAAGAAATTAAAATATGAACTTTTCATTAAACAGATACGGTATAATCTCTAATTTAAACTACAATACACCATTATGTGTTATAGAGGAAATTATGAAATGTTTAGGACATGAAATATCCTTGGAAGATATTGAAAAAGAACGAAATACAGTTATAGAATATATAAAAAACGAAGATAAAGACATTCTTATCAAGGACAATTATTCCGAAGATGAACTTGGTGAGATATCGATATTTGTTAGTCAAAAAGAAACTTCATGGGAGAATCAAAATCTATTGAAAGCATTCAATCATATAGTTGAATATAATAACAATATATCAGAGAGTTTTATTTATGGTCCAAAAACAAATAATAATCCACTATCCTATGATGTCACTATGTTATATTCGTTTTGTGTATACAATGGTATAAGAACAAATTATTCAGATAGTCTTAATGAATTGGCAGCATATGTCAGATTATCATTTGCTAAACGTCATGTTCTCCTAGATACTCTCATAACAAAATTAAGTCAAACAGATACGTTTGGTCTAATAAATGTTCTAAAGGAGTCAAAATATGGAGAAAAACAGGAATTTGTATTTTCAGAAAAATCTCATTATGTAATAGAAAAATTAAAGAATTCTGATAGTTCATTCAATAGATTTGTACTTACAAATGAAGAGGCTATAGTATATGCTGCAAAAATACATAATACGGATATTTCATGTTCATCTTGTCCCTCTCGCGAAATACTTGAACTTTCTAAAGGAAATAATTATAAACCCGTAATTGATGATAATTACAAATCCAAGTATAAACTAAATCCGCTGTATTATGATATGACAAAGTTTTGGAAATCTAGACTATCATCTCTATATGATGACAAGATGTTGATCATGTTGTTGAGTAGTGAATGTGTAAATTATAAGGATATTTCTGATCCTCGTCAATTCTTACAAGAGATAACGTTAAATAAAAATATTTACCCTGGTATTATGCCTGATTGTGAAAATACAGAAACTTTTGTTTACAAAACTCCTCTTACAGAGATTAATCCTAAACATATAATTTCATACGGTATTCTGCAAGATAAGAAGATAATAATGTTAACACCAGAAGAAATAACACATTTTCTAAAAGTACACAAAGAATTTAAGGATTTTATCAACGAAGGAGAAATTTTGAACGAGAGAAATCTTAAGAAATTGATACTCATCTGTAAAAGTTTTCCTCATGAAGATAAATACTGCGAACTTCTTAATACTATAAGAGACACCAAAATATTAGGAAATGTGATGAACAGTAAGATGAAAGAGTTCATATCTTATGTTAAAAACTGCGATACCAATACGAGAGATAAAATTAATGTAATATTTGAAAATATGTTTAAATTAGGAATGTTCATGCGGGGTTGGCAAGAAGAACATAAAGAGTATCCTCTCACAAGTTCACAATGCGAAGACTATGCTATGAGATATGATGAAATAGAAACACGTTCGATAAACACTATGAAACAAATTATAGAAGATATCAATTCTATGACAGATACAACAAAAATGATAATCAAAAGTTTACCTTTGATTAAATTAAGTGAGAAGGATAAAAGTTATTATAAAAATACAAATATAGATGAAGGTCTTACATTTTATGATAGAATTATGTTGATATCTACAAACCCCGATTCTGTTTATAGTTGCCTTAGATTATCGTCGAATTATATCGTATCTACTTCTCAATATTACAATGTTCTTATAAATAGTAAATCCTACATAGATATTTCTAAATTAGAATTCATACAATAGTAAATTATTTTAGATATCTTATCAAATTACAAACTTTGCCTGCCCAAATATGAGTTATCCTATCTTCATTATCTTTACTTATTTTTACTTGTTCAAGATATTCTAAAATATCAAGTTCAGTACCATGTACGCATGCTATTATTCTCTCCTTAGTGTCTAAATCTGTATTTCTTGTATTATTTATTCTAAAATCAGTGTTATTTATATTTATCTTATAGAAATTGTTACATCCTGATGAGAAAAAAATTTCTGGTTTAATTACAGGGTAAATTGACAGTTCTTCAGTCATTTCTCTGTACAAGGTTTGTGATAATGTTTCATTAACCTTCTTTCTACCGCTGATGCAAATTTGATAATCTCCTTCGCTATAACCGACACCAACAATGTAATTATCATGCGGTATGGTTTTCATTATAGTTTTCAATCCTAATGGTCTAAAAAGAGATAGTTTAATAGTTTCAACTATAGATATGTTCCCTGTTAATATGTTTTTGATGAACATATTTTATACTAATGTCTTTTTAACGTATTTTTTCTTATGAAATATGTAAAACATAAGGAACGCTAAAAAATTCATCACCAATCCTATCACTAATCCTATTACCCACCAAGATTTTTTACTTGACGAACTGCTTTCTTTTCCATTTAAATCGAAGTGATAGTTCGTCTTATCTATTATATCTGCTCTATCAAACTCGGCCATTTTTATAAAAGTATAAAATTATATGTCAGTCAATATTTTCTTCAACCAACATACGTATAACCATAGTTGGTATTCGTTGTTTTCCATGGTATAAATTTCATCTAAATTTCTTTTGACCTTTTCATTATATTTTGGATGAGGACCGTGATATATAGTATTTGGATGTAAATTAAGATTATAGATTCCAATTTTTATTGGCATAATTAGTATGTTAAATCTACCATTTATATCGTAACCTACCTTTTTCAATAGAGGATGATTACGATGTTGTTTAGGGATGACATGATGGTCGTTAACATTACCTATATAACCTTTTATTCTCTTAAATAATCTACGATCTGTTCCTCTATATCTAAAAATAGGATCATATCTCATCTTTTATATAGTTTTGATATTCTACTTCTTCTATCGTCAATGAATAAAATAATATGAAAAAGGACTTTATTTTGTCATAAAACATTTTATGAAACTGATTTTTTTACTAATTTTTTATTGTAAAATCATGAAGGAATTCGAAGATTATTACCTTTATGACACCACACAAGGAAGTCAAGATTGGTTGGAAATGCGTAAAGGACGCATTACGATGTCTAATATCGGTAAGGTAGTTGGTCATTGTCCTTATGAGAAATATGATCCAGTGCGTCTTGCCAAACTATTTAAAGGAGAAATTAAGCAAGTATTCTCACCTGAAGCAAAAGAAAGGATGCAAAAGGGAAACGATTACGAACCTATAGTAAGATCATATCTTGAAAAGAAACTAAGTAAAACTATAAACGAAACAGGTTTTGCTGTTTGGAAGGCAGATACTCGTTTTGGTGCTTCTTTGGATGGAATCATTGATGACGATACAGGTATCGAAATCAAATGTCCAGGAAGAATGTATAAACCTCTAATCAACAACAAGGATATGAGTAATACAAAATGTATATGGAAATCACATTACGACCAAATTATAGGAAACGGTGTTATCACCGGGCGTAAAAACATGATTTACTGTGTATATGGCATTGAAGATAAGAAAATCTACATTCAAAATGTGAAGGTAGATTATGATTACTGGTTCAACTTTTTGTACCCTAAAGCATGTGAATTTTACGATAAGTATATGGTAGATGTAGATAAAACTTATTAAAATTTCATTCAATAGAGGAAGAAAAATGAGATACTATCTTTGACTCTCCGTTTTTAATTCTATAGACAAACTGATAATTAGCACTTAACTGTTTTGAGGAAGAAAAAGTAAATACATATATCCCAGAATCAAAATACAAATCTCCAATTTTTTTTAAATCACTTTTAATAAATGTAACCGAAGGTTTCATTTGTAACAAATTACCAAAATAACTTCTTAGACCATCCATATTGTATGTAACTTTTTTTGATAGAGTTCCTTTGAATGTGTTGTTTTTATGATAACAATCTAAAATGTTATACAGGTTTCTATTATGAATAGCATCTAACCATTTTTTTCTAGTAGATAAAACTATATTCATTTTAATACTTAAAATAATACAATTATAAAATGAATATTTGTATTTTTGGAGGTGGACCGACAGGTCTAAGGTTAGCAGATGAACTATCAAAACAAGGGCATAAAATAGAACTTCATGACAAAGAATCTAAATTAGGTGGTTGTTGGAAAGTAGATTGGGAGAATGGATATTACAGAGAACACGCACCGAGAGTTATTGGTTCGTCTTATTACGAATCTCTTAAAATGATCAAAAAATATGATGTAGAAACGGATTTTGTGTATGGTTCTAAAATTTATACTATGTCTATGTTTTTAAATTATATATACGGTCATCTGAGTTTTATAGATATATCTAAAGTACTTGGTTCTATGTATAGTATCTCCAAGGATGATGATAGAACTTTACATGATTGGTTGATTCAGAATAATATAACAGAAGAAGGATATAGTGCTTTAAGAAAACTCGCGCTATCTCTTGCCACAAATGAGAAAGAGATGTTAGCATATATATTTTTTAGAACGATACGAGATGGTCAAGGTTCAAATTTATTACAATCTCAAGATAATGATCTGTGGTTAATGAGATGGGAACGCGATTTAACCCAACGAGATAATATTAAGATATTTAAGAACTCAAAACTGGTACATTTGAAATCTAAAGACGGTAGTATAACCGAAGCAAAAACTACGTCTAGTATATGTAATGCTGACATTTATATTTGTGCGTTTCCTCTATATGCTCTAAAACTACTTCTTGATAAATGTAATAAAGATATACAATCAAATTGGATGGAACATCAGGAATTTCAACAATATTGTTTTGAATCATCATATTCTGGTTTAGGTTTCCAGTTACATTTTACCGAAGAACAAAAGTCTATTAATTTATGGAAAGAAAAGGGGTTTACAGATTGGGATATTGAAGTTTTGAAAGTAAACAATTATTCCAAACAACCCACCAAAAACAGTTTCATTAAAGAAGTATGGTCATGTGTTATAGTAGATACAAACTCTATATCTACTAATTTAGATAAAAAGGTTAACGATATCGATGATATCAATACTGTTATTAACGAATCGTTACGACAACTTTCTATACTATTTGGCATCAGTGTTACTCCTTATAATGTAACTGTATCTAAGGGAGTTTATTATAATAAAGATAAAAAATTCTGGGATATGGAACATTCTGCTTATAATCCCTTTAGAAAAGGTCCTCTTCCAACCAAAGGTAATATGAGCAATTTATTTTCTGTTGGACCCCATAATATTTTTGAATTAGCTGCATTGGAGGGAGCATTCAAAAGTGCTGATAAATTTGTAAAGAATCTGGATAATCTAAAGTGAAATTCTAAAAATATTTTAAAATTATAAATGACTCATTCTTTATCTTTAGATCACAAGTATTTTATACAGGTATACAATGGCGAAAAGGACTATGAGATGTGCCTATATGATGAACAAAGGCAATATTATGAAGATAATGATATTATCGTGGTAAATGAGAAAGAAACGTGTAGATTCTACACTGCTATCATTACAAGAGTTCAATATTTTGAATATATTAACAAACCACTTGAAGTATATGGTTTCCAGAATTTCTTACCAGATGCTAAAGATTTGACAGATGCTATAGAAACTTATGAAAAATTCCCAAGATATACTGAAAAGGGGAGAGAATTAGGAGTTCTTATATTTAAAATTACGAGGATATCCGACATAAGTGAATAATTTTTATAATTTATATTATAAAAATGTTCCATAACATTATAAATCGATGTTTTGGTTACAAAGAATTAGAAATAACTGATAACGCGTTTGCGATAACCAGTGATACTGATTATATAGTGTTAATAAAGAGTGAAATTCCACTAGAATTAAGAAAATATATCACCATGTTCAGGTATAAAAAAGTTTATACGAATAATTTGATGTTAGCATATAATTCTGAAAAGGATATAATCTATGACGATAATTTTACAATATTCGATAAATTAACATTGACAGAATTTATACATCTTGTTATACCTAATAAAAAACTAGAGATAAACTATATACTCCTCGAAGATTATCATGATAACTTCCTTATTTCAGAAATGAAAGATTTTTATGATAAACAAGAAAACTATATGTGTAAATGTAGATTAAATAGCGAAAAATGTGTATTTCATAAATTTTTAATTGAAAATTTATATAATAAATATATAAAAAATGTTACATAGAATACAGACATTTGTAGTAACATTAACGACAATAGGAGTATGGAGTAATCTATATGTTAATTATAAACAAATGAAAAATGTTCCTAATAAAAAATAAAAAAATATGTTATAAAATGAATTATACTGATGACGAGTGCTTCATATCTAACGATGATGTTGAACTCGCCCAAACTATAGCTATATACACGGGACTCGGTATCTTTGCGTTATTTTCTTGTTGTATAGCAAGATTATGCTGTTGTAAGGAAAAACGATGTTGTTAATGATTTTTCTTAGTCATAATTACTTCTTTCTTACGTATACTTTTTGAAGTATACTTACCGTTTCTTTTAAAATGTTCTTTCGTTTTGTCTTTACCCTTTTTACGTCTATCAACGGTTTTGCGAATCATTTTTATTTACATACTTTATGTAAATAAATTTCATATTTAAACTTCTACATTTTTAAACCATTGTGGTAGTAATTTTATCGTTTCCAACGTTTCTTTAACGGGTCTATCTCTATCTAATATCAACAGTTCTATCATCTTAACGGGTGTAGATATATTTATAGGTCTACATCTTCGTTTCTTGCTTGTAGGTTGATATCTTACATTTTCGTATTTTTCTAGTACTCGTGCAAAACCAAATTCAAAGAGTTGATCTATAGGTTCTTTCAATACATTCATGATATAATAATTGGAATCAATTTCTTCAGGAGGATATACGTCAGGTTTGCAAACAAAATCATCTGGCAATTCTTCGCCGTATTTTAGATCCGATTGTTCCCATTGTTCGATGAACATTTCATCTGTTCTCATCCTATATCCTACCTTGTCTCGTTTTTGATGGTCATTAACAACAACATATTTGAAACGCTCACTTGGAGGTATAGGTTTACCAAGAGATTTCATAAGATCTGAAAATATACTTAAAAAGTAACTCTTGCTCTTATAGTTAGATCCCATACCGCGTATAATGGATAGATGTTCAGTGATCTCTTTCATGTTTTCATGATTATCATCACTAAATTTTAGCTCAATGCACTTTACAATAGAATTTATAATGATATCATATACCTCATATATAGTTTTTTCATCGAATATAGAACGCATACAATTTTCATATGTATCTCTTAACCATTGACAATTATCTCTGCGTGCCAAAATAATACCTTTGACATTCAATTCATATTTGTCTGAACCTTTTTCTTTGATTATATTACCCTTTCTATCGTATGTCATGTATGCGTATTTCTTTTTCTTCATAAACAGGGATCTCATTGCCTTTTCAAATTCTAGATATAGAGGTGGTGGGAAAATTCCTTCTCCACGCCCATCTTTCCCATTAATATGATTTTCCATAACTTCTGCCATCTCCCAAACTTTTGATGGATCATTCTCCAGAGATGGTACATAAACCATAGTAGAATCAGTATCACCATAAACTGTTACTGCTCCATACTTGTCTTCAAAGAACTTACTAGCTTGTATAATAAGTTCTCTTCCTCTTGATGTTACACACATACTTGCTTCAATTAAAGAAAACTTTCCTGATACTTGTGCTCCCAAGAAACCATAAATAGAATTTGCTGACACCTTCAACCCAAGCTGTCTACTATTAAACATAGTCTCCTTTACTTTATAACCAAAGAACTCTTTATCAATGATGTCATTATATTGCTTTACAAGTCCACTGGTTACATTGAAGTTTTCTTTCATCAGTTCCTTGCCTTCATTACTTAAATCTTCAATCGCAAGTTCATTGTTTTCACGATAAGGAATAAGAATATGATCATCGAATGCTTCCATCATCTTCGTTGCTTTCTTCATCTCTTTCTTTGCTTGTTTACGACTACTCAATAGATTCTCCAAAATTTCAGGAAGTAAACCTTTTTGTACATCACTTTTCACAAACCCAAAATCATAGTGTTTCTTAACCTTTTTTGATTTATCTTCCTTTTCCGTAACATCGCTGTCAAAATAATCACCATAATCAAAATTATCATTACTCGGAGGTTTCACTTCAACTGGTTCTTCTTGATCTATACTAAAGTGATGATAGTTTTCTGGTTCTATTTCATTAACGTTTCTCAATAATGTTGTAAAACAGATATTGTATGCTATCATAATAGACGGATACAGAGAATTAAAGTCAAAGCATATTACCAACTCCCAAAATCCTGCTCTCGGGTCAGCAACATATCCACCATTGAAAAAAATGAAGTCAGCATCTCGTCTAGTGAGGACGATATTTTTATGAGAACTGGCATGATAGAGTTGAGCAATACAACGAACTTGTTGTCCTCGTGTAAAGAATTCCATAGGTGTAACACGTACAATAGAACTCAGTTCAACTAAAGAAATCCAAACATTGAGTTTTTCAAATAATTTCAATACCAAGACAGAATCCTGAACGTTATATTTCACAATCAAAGTATTTCCTTCGATAGCCTTATTAAGATTATATTCGTCCTTTTCTTTCAAATTGTAATCTTTAAGTACGTTCATAGCATCGATAGCATTATCTTTTCCGGTAACATTTCTCAATGTTTCCATAGATTCCGTCATCTCTTTGTGTATTTGGAACATCTCATTGTATTTAAGATCTGTTTTGTTTTCGCCCAAAAAGTAATGCCCCACAGCATCAAGTTTATACATAGGTAATTTGTAATCGCGTTTGATGTAAGGATACATATCTACAGAAATTCTACCAGCTGCCTTGATATAACTAATGTTATTATGACCATAAGCACTTGATTGCCATTTGATATCTTTAATGGCACATTTCTCTTCCATCAATCTTCCGATGTTATCCCATTCTTGACCAGATGTCAATATGCGTGCATCAAGATAATCATAGTCAAATCCAAATATATTATACCCAATAAATACATCTGGATCCTCTTCTTTTACGATATCAAAGAACTTTTGTATCAATTCATCTTCATTTTCTACATTATACGTTACGACATTTTCAAGAGGATCTGATGGACCTATAATAATAACAATGTCTTTTCTTGTTTCCTCTTTCATATGAACTTGTGTAGTTACGGATATTGAGAATATACGGTCCTCTGAATGATGTTTTGAAGGGAATGCTGGAGGACGATGAGAATAAGCTTCGATATCCCACGAGAAGATAATAGGATAAGTAAACCACATATCTTGGGGTATTTTTGTTAATGTTCTCCAATCTATTTCATATTCTTTAAAGGGTCTCCAAGATGGTCCTGGTTTAGTGATTCTTTCTTCGTCATCTGGTTGTATTTCTATAGCTTTACAAAGGAAACGTTCTGTAGGTCCAAGATTCTTGAGCGAAAACATCTTATTATATGGACTAATCTCTGTTTCTCTGAATATCAAGTTAAGTTTTCCAAAGTTTCTCGAATAAAAGGTTTTAAGTCGTCTTGATGCCGTTTTCATATCCTTAACTGTTTTGAAAGCAAGAACAACGTATGGATACTTCTTACCACCAGAATAATAATACAAACGAGTGAAACGTTGAAATGAACTTTTAGTAAATGTTTCGATATCTTTATTATTCATATAGTTTCTCATCTCATCCAAGAGTTCTTCTGTGTTAAGTCTGTCCCATACAATCATGTTTCCAAATTTATCAGTAGTTACAGGGAGTTCTAATTTACATATTACTGGAAAATCTCTGACTCTAACTAAGCATGGTTGAGAGTCTTTATCAAAACACCAAAGTTGTATCTCTAGATGGGTATCGCCTTCGCGATTCACCGCATCATCCTTGAGAATAATATCGTATGCGTGAGCTTTGAGCTCCATTTTGATTTCTATTTTTATAATTAATATTCAATTTAAAATGATATTAGTTAATAGGTTATATACCGTTTTTTCAGTAATACTTATCATACTTGTTACTGTATTCTATCTTATTTATATATCAAAGTATGAAAAAAGAGAATATATGTTATATATGCAAAATAACTCTAGTTATGCGTTGAATACCACAAATACACAATATGTACCATTATATCCTTTCGATGTAACTACAACGACGTATAATACAAATTATAATAATTCAAGGGTATATCTCAGGGCATATGAAGGTTATCCTAGAACTGGTAGATTTATATTAACATTTTCCAATGCTCCTAATGAAATATCTTTTAATGTGATAACGAATACAACAGAAGTTATATCGAGTTTTACTTCTACATTACCATCAGCATACTATCCTCTTTATATCGATTTTCATGCCCCTAAAGATACCGAATGGATACAACTTCAATATAGAACAAGTCAATTATCAAACACATTATATAAATTATCTATAGAATTTTTCTAATATAAAATGTCAAAAATAAATACAACAGATCCTATAAATTGGACATGGTTTAATACCATTACTCATGACGACATACAAGATAGTGTTTTGTCTTCTATTGAGGTTATAGACAAGATAATATCTAAATTAGACATAACAGAAGACGAAACTGAACAACTGGTGAATGATATTATATACACGATAACTGGTATTGATAAGAATTCTGGATCGTTAATATCTCAAGAAGAATGGTATAATATATGGTTGTCACAGGATAAACCAACGAGATTCTCCTTCTCTGTTAATTTTATAATAGAGAAAGTAAAGACCAATCTGACAAATGATACTAGTATTATAGTTAAACGGTTTAATTATATATCAGAATTTATACTACGAAGATATTTTTCTACACCTATTCCAAATGGATATCCGAATAGTGGAAATAAACCTAGATTAGTAGATAATAAAAGTATATATTATACAGATATGACAGGTGCCCTTCATACATTTTTTATAAACGGAGGTCTAGGACTTAATGGTGTTGGTAACAATACTATACAACAAATGTGTCAAAATTTCAGCAGAACTACGATAGCTAATTATATTCCTATCAAGAATTGGTGTGGTTGTTTCGCCCCCGAAAGTAAAATAACACAACAAGCAAAATCTATATACCCAGATTCTGGTTCTTATACTACAGCTTGTGATCCCCTATGTATATTTCCTCAAGCTATAAAGGTGGTCGATAGTGATGGTAGTAATTCAAAGTGTAATTCTACTTTATGTATTATGAGTAAAATTGATATTGCTAGTGCAGATTTAAATGGTTCAATTAATTTGAACCAAAATTGTCCGTGTGCTTCTTCGGGACAACCGTGCTTCTGTGTTATTGATAGTAGTGTAGAAAGTTTGCTTAATAAAACACAAGGACCTAATGGAGGTTCAATGGCAGACCCGGTTACATTTAAACAATATTGCCCTGGCGCACAATGTTTTGTAGAAGAACCAAATGGAGATTTAACTCAAGTAAAATGTCAAAATGATAATCCGGGTCAAACAGGTAATATAAGTAATAAAACAAGGAATATAAATACACGTATGGTTCCAAATATATGGTTTTTACTCTTTTCTATCCTTTTAGTTTTTATAACTCTTATTCAATGTGCTAGATATATTGGATATGAACCAAAATACAAAGTAAAAGGATTATTAAAACCCAAAATAAAATTACCAAAAACTGTCAGAAGTACTGATTTAGGATTTTTAAAGAAGACATAAAGGTATTTCCTTTTCTATTCCCATAACTACTAAGGATTCTCTGAAATGCTTAAGATCAAAGTTCTCTTCAAGTTTGGTTTCATAATATTCTCTTTCATTTTTATGCATTTTGAACGAACGATGCATACACCATCCGAAATCAATAATAGATATTTGATTATTTTTTACGACAATATTGTGACAATGCAAATCCATATGTAAAATTCCGTTAAATCTCATGTCTTCTATAATATTTGATATATTTTTATAATATTCTATTCTAGTTTCCTTATTAGCTTTTTGTTCTTCAAAAAACTTATCCAATGTTATACCACCATCACGTTGTACTAACCACGCTATAATTTTTCCAAATTTTCTGTGATTGTTTATAATATCTGCCATGGTGTCCTTCTTTACAGATACTAACTGTGAATTTTTATTTTTGTATACTATATCTTCAACAGTAAACCAAGGTTTTCCTAGTAAAAATTTGTATATTGAAATTTCTCTATTTGGATTTACCCCAGAAAGAAAGGGTAAGTTTTTCTCTTTTTCACCTATAAGTTTCCAATTCCTAGGTGGAGGAACTGGTAACGAGAATATATCTTCTGTCGTGATTTCTTCTCCTATTGCTAAATTTATTGGTTTTACTATATAAGATTCGTTGTTTTTCCATTCAAATTTAAGAATATCACCACCCGTTCCGGAAGAAAATAGTTTTGCTTCTTGTAACACTCTCTTGACTATACCTTTGAAAATATCAGATGTTGAAATATTAACAGTTCTGGGGAAATAGTATACCGGAGTATCACTAAAGGATTCATATTCATTATTACCCAAATATTCGTCCGAAATAAACAATACGTTGAATTTTAGTTTTTTATAATCTAATTGTTTTGTCGTTCCATCAAATATAACAACATGATCGACCCATTTAGAGTTTTCCAAGATAGATTTTCTGTGTTGATATGACAAAACGGGTCTTCTCTTCTGTTTTATTCCAAGTTCATCAGAAACCAAACCAACTATTAACATTTTACAAAACGACTTGCACTTCTCAAGAATAGCAAAATGACCTGCATGCGGAAGATCAAACGTTCCTGTTGTATAACCAACTTCGTACATTTATAATGATAATTTCTTTTAGTTGTTCGTCATATCCTGACATGTCAATTCAAAGGTTAATTTTTTTATATTGTATTGAATATAAAATGAACTATATTTACATTGGTATAATATTTTTGATAATTTATCTTTGTATATTTGCTGCCTTCACAAAAGAAAGTTCCAAAAATAGAACAAATATATTAATAAAACCAAATTTGGAATATAAAATAGGAGAAAGAAACTATAAAGTTCCAGATTTACCTATCAAAGGAACTGCTTTTCTATTAGAAGAACAGTTTTTACTACTTATGAGAGAAATGTATGAACGTGTTAATCGAGCATTTGAAGAATGCAAGATTGAATTCTGGATTTCCGGAGGAACTCTTGTTGGGTTTCAGAGGCATAAAACCTTTTTGCCATGGGATGATGATTTAGATGCCCATACACATGCTAAACATAAAAAATTTATGTATACTCCAGGGTTTAGAAATATTTTGAATAAACACGGTTTAGAAACACTGTTTATGTTAGGATCAAGAGAAGATTTCTCTTATTATAAAGGAGGTTTGAGAATTAAAATGCTGGAACATTTGAATCCTGTTATGGATATTTTCTTTGTTACTGAAGCAGGTGATAATAAAATTTCTAAGATAGAAAATTGGATTGGTGACGATTTTATGTTAAACTTTAATGAAACATGGTCAAAAGATGATATTTATCCAATAAAAAATGAAAACATAGACGATCTTCCCATAAAATTGCCTAATAATTCACATAATGTATTATCAAAGCAATATTCTCCAGATTATGGAGATGAGATTCATTGTGGACATCCACCTCATACCATAGTCTACGATATGTTAAGATTCATATGGAAAAACGAACCTAATTAGTTAACGAGTATAAATTTTCTATCATAATCGTAGAAGTACCCGCCTACAAATTCATCTGTATTGTTCCATTCATTTGGACTTATTAAAGAGAAATATTTATAGTTATCTTTGTTATAAAGATAATAAGTTTGACCTGGAACTATTTTGAAGGATGTTTTTAATCCTTGTAATTCCTTTTGATTTAGTGAATCATTCAGCAACTCTAATGCTTCTAATTTTAAATCATTCATCTGTTTTACTATTCTTTTGAATATACCGTAATTTACATGATCATGTTTAACTATATCTAAATAATTGTTCATCTGATGATTACTTGCCAGAAGTTCTTTCAAATGTTCTTTACTTATATTTGAAAGCGCCATTTATTAAATATTTTATTTAATAAATATTTACTAAGATAAAATGAATTACATTAACGCAGCGGTAGTTGGTATTGTTTTTATAATTTCTATTGTAGCATTAGTATTATCAACGATGATAGAATTTAATAGTAACTTGATACCCACAAAAGATTTAAAATATAATATCGGTTCACAAGAAAAAAGAATAAAAACATTATACGCCGGTGAAGTTCTTATAGGTAAAGGTAACAATCTAAAACCTGCAACAACAGCTGTTTATAACGATAATTCTGTTTCTGTTGTTTCAACCAATGATGGTACATTATCGTTAACTTCAGAAGATGGAACTAAATTAGTAAGAATAGGAATAGATAGCGATGGTCTTTTTCATACCGAGTCATATAAAATAGAAGATGTTCCTAATGCAGAAGAGGGCGAATCGTTCACTGATCTAGTTGATAGAATAGGAACTATACAGGACGCGTTAAGTAATGCTCAAGCAGAGTGGGAGACACAACAATCGACCACAGGTATAGATATAGTTGGAGAATCAAGCGTTCAAACATTTAGTACATTATCTGTTTCTGGTACAACAGAACTTACAGGAGGAATAAAGAATACTACTGGTAATTTAGTATTAGAAAATACAAATACAACAGGTAAGGTACAAGTGAAATTAGGAAGTACAGATGTACATACAGATTTTGAAGTTGTAAATAGCGACGGTACGCAATTGTTTAATGTGGATGCTTCTGGGTCTGTCAGTATTCCGGGAAGTTTCACTTCAGGAACCCATATAAATAATACAACTATAACAGATCAATTAATAGAATTAGGAAATGGAAGAACGGGTACACCAAGTGGTGATTCGGGAATTGTGATCGAAAGAGGAGATGAAAATAATGCATTTATAGGTTTTGATGAAAGTGTTGATAAATTTCTAATGGGTACTGGAACAATCACTGGAGCATCTACAGGAGATCTTGCAGTTACACCCGGTACATTAGTTGCAACTTTAGAAGGTAATATCACTAATACTTCTGGAAATTTACATGTAACATCAGCTACAAATATTACAGAATTTAGAGGTGATGGAAGTTCTGTGGAAGGACAAATTAAATTAAATTGTCATAATAATTCTCATGGTCAAACAATAAAACCTCAACCACACAGTGAAAGTGTAACAAATATTCTAACATTACCATCGGGAGAAAATCAAGAATTAGTAGGAGCAAGTGCTACACAAATATTAACAAATAAAACTCTTACAGCTCCAACTATTACAGGAAATGGAACCATCGCTGGAGTTTTTACAGGTGATTTAACTGGAACTGTTAATACAGCAACTCAGAATAGTATCACAACAATGACTGGATTGACAGCAGTAGGATCAACTGGAGTTAATACAACATTCTCCGGACCTATAGTAGCAAGCGAAGGTGTAACCGCAAATATCACAGGTGATTTAACTGGAACTGTTAATACAGTAACTCAGAATAGTATCACAACAATGACTGGATTGACAGCAGTAGGATCAACTGGAGTTAATACAACATTCTCCGGACCTATAGTAGCAAGCGAAGGTGTAACCGCAAATATCACAGGTGATTTAACTGGAACTGTTAATACAGCAACACAGAATAGTATCACAACAATGACTGGATTGACAGCAGTAGGATCAACTGAAGTTGATACAACATTCTCAGGTCCTATAGTAGGTAATGAAGGAGTTCATATAGGAGGTTCAAATAACGAATTAAGATTTTATCAAGGTACAAATTATGTAGGTTTTGAAGCCCCAGCTGCTTTATCAGCAGATAAGATTTGGGTATTGCCTTCAGCTGATGGTACCAACGGTCAAGCATTAACTACAAATGGTTCGGGAACTTTATCTTGGACAACAGCAAGTGGTGGCGGTGCTTCAAGTTTAAATGACTTAAGTGATGTTTTAATAGAAAGTAATCCAAACCCAGCATGGTCTAGTTTATATATAGGTAACGACCCATCGGGTTCCACGAGCGACGCAAAATATAATATCGCTGTAGGAACTACAGCTCTAGATGCTATTACTACAGGCGATAGAAATGTAGCAATTGGATATGATGCTCTAACAGCAGTCACAACAGGTGGGGGAAATATTGCAATAGGTGCCCAAGCTGGTGAGTCAATTGTTACAGGTGGTAATAATATATTATTGGGACCCCAAGTAGCGATTGATTTAACAGGTAGTAGTAATATAGGTATCGGATATCGAGCAATGTATAACCTTGTAAGTACAACTGACAATATAGCAATAGGTTCTCAAGCTCTACTTACATGTCAGAATAATATACGTAATATTGCCATAGGTTCCGATGCATTAAAATTACATACAGCTGCAGGTTCAACCGGGGATAATGTAGCAATAGGTTATCAAGCAGGTGACAACATTACAGGTGGAGTGCGAAATGTTATACTTGGTACGGGAGCTGGAAGTTCTGGGTCTAACGATTTAACAACAGGAGATAACAATATAATAATAGGATATAACGCAGCAGCATCAGCCGCAACTGTTGATAATGAAATAACATTAGGAAATTCTTCTATAACCACATTAAGATGTGCTGATACAACAATAGCAAGTTTATCAGATAGAAGGGACAAAACTAATATTGTAGATTCCAATTATGGATTAGAATTTATAAATACTTTGAAACCTAGACAATTTACTTGGGAAACCCGTGAAAAGGTTCCTTCTAAGGATGGAAAAACACGTGTTGGATTTATAGCACAGGAACTACAAGAAGCTATGCCTAATAATGAAAACGAAATATTAGATTTAGTATACGAGTCTAATCCAGATAAATTAGAAGCAAAATATGGTAATTTAGTACCTATTTTAGTAAAAGCTATTCAAGAATTAAAAGAAGAGATAAATGATCTTAGAAATAAAATTAACTAAAAATAATTATCGATAAAACTGAAAATTTTTTATACTTTTTGGAAACAAAACGTATGGTAACAATACTATAATGAACAAATATAACGATCTCAAAATCTCCCAGTACCAAACTTTCTTCAAGAAGATTGGGTCTTCTCATTCTCTTGGGAAGAAAGAAAAGTATATCGAACGTTTCAAACTTTTCTACAATGTTCTTTCTTTCCCTTGGCGTCAGGATCAACGAGGAATTATCAAATCTGTCGTGAAAAATGAAAATAAATACTATGTTATCAATGGTATTTTTGGTTGCGGCAAGACAACTATGTTGTTTGGTATGTTG